TTTTTATGGAATAGTCCGGTTTATTGTGCTTCTGCGCTGGTATCCTGATTGCAATCCTGAATGTCCAAAATATCCCGGATGGCCTGGACAACCTTAGGGGCATTACGCTTTCCCTTTAAAATCTTATCCATGTACCCGCTGTCTGCAAAAAGCCCCGTCCGGCTTGTGATTTCCTCCTCGAGCCACTTCTGCGTCTTACCACGCTTCAACAGCTCCGTCTTTACGCACAAACCAAATGGCGTTAATTTGCATGAATCCACGAAAATACCTCCTTCCGTACATTTAATGTTGACAAGTACTTAATATTGTACTAATATGTAAGCACCACCAAACATTGTACTTTATTTCGTGCTTGCCATGACTGCATTATAGTACTAGATTAAGTGCAAGTCAATAGTTTCGCACGAAATTAAGTGCTTTTGTGATCATGCACAAAACGGAGTACTTAATTATGAACAACTTGTACGAAAGAATTTTTTCCTTATGCTCTGAGAACGGGATAAAACCTGGGAAAATGTGTACGGATTTAGGAATCAGCAGAGGGAATATTTCAGACCTTAAAATGGGAAGAATCGAAAGCCTATCAGCAGATAAACTGGCAAAAATCGCAACATATTTTAAAGTATCTGTTGATTATCTTTTAACTGGCGAAGAAACAAAAAAAGCACCCACCGATGGTGAGCGCATAGTCAGCGACGACGATATTATGTTTGCCCTGTGGGGCGACTCCGACGACGTGGACGAAGACGACCTGGACGACGTAAAGCGATACGCCGCCTTTGTCCGGGAAAGGAAGAAGAAAAAATGATGGACCTGATGGGCCTATACCGTCTTGCGGAAGATAATGATATTGCGGTAGATTGCTTTGAACTGAAAAAGCGGGAGGCCCTTTCGGTCATGGATAGCGATGGGACTTGCTATATTGCAATCGATCCATTTAAATTAGCTTCGGAGCTAGATGAAAAAATGAAGCTGGGGCACGAACTTGGGCATAGCGTGACAGGTAGTTTCTATAACGAGTATGCGACTTGTGATGTAAGGCGGAAGCATGAAAATCGTGCAGACAAGTGGGCAATCAATGAATTTGTTTCGGAGCAAGAATTGGACGAAGCCATTGCTGACGGACATACAGAGATGTGGGACTTAGCGGACTACTTCCACGTCACTGAAGATTTTATGAAGAAAGCTGTCTGCTGGTACACACATGGGAATCTGGCGACAGAACTGTATTTTTAGTTAGAAATGGTGGTGCATTGGGGTGGAACCATTTAAGGTCCCATTTTTTAAGCGAAGCCGCGAAAAATTGGCGATGGATATTTTCCTCGATGCTGAACTATATGCAAATGCCGCGAATAAGGCAAGGAGTATATCTGCCTTTATAGAAAATTACGACCTCCTTTTAGATGCCTTTAAAAAGCTTTCTGCAATGAATGGTAGAATATCTAACCTAAAAGGAAATTTGACTGCTGAGTATTGGAAATTTGAGAGCGAATTTCAAAAACATCTGCACGATGCCATAGCGCGAAGTGCAGACGAAATTGTTGATGAGCACAAAGGGGTGTACAAATACGATAATCCGCATGTCAAGTCAAGAATCATACAGTATAAAAAAGACGTGGTAGAATACGAACATCGATGTAGTGTCGAGAATAAAGAGTTTGCATGGGCCCAATTCCGTTTTTTGTGCCACGAGTGTAATACCTTGGAGTTATTGAGACAAGACCAGATACAATTAAATTCTGATGTTCCTAATGGGTACGGGCTAGGCGAAGATCAAATTCAGAGCATTATTGATGCAGAAAAGAAATGGCAGATGGACCAGCAAGGTATTGGCATAGTAGATAGTATGGAAGGCCATGACTTCGAGTATTGGTGTGCCGATCTTCTGCGGAAAAACGGCTATGAGAATGTAGAAGTAACCCCAGGCAGTGGAGACCAGGGAATCGATGTGCTTGCAGAGAAAGACGGCATTAAATACGCCATCCAGTGTAAGTGCTACTCTAAAGACCTTGGAAATACGCCCGTTCAGGAGGCGGAGGCTGGACGTGTGTTCTACGGTTGCCATGTTGGTGTAGTTATGACCAACAGATATTTCACAAAGGGGGCAAAGGAACTTGCGGAGAAAACAAGGACCATTCTTTGGGATCGAGACAGGCTGGAAGAAATGCTGGAAAAGCAATAAAAATCCCCCGCCCCAATATTGACCATTTGAAAACGCACCTACACACTACTTCACAAAATTCCGAGGTCTTATCAATATGAACCATCTCAAACACGAAGACATCACCTCATGGACGGTAGAGCGCATCAAGTCCCTTGACGATGACTCGTTCTGTGCGGAAGCTCGTGCGTTTCTGATGTACGCCCAGGCGCACCGGAAGGAAATGTCAGAGGAGGGTCTGCGGCATATCATCCAGCAAACTGAGCAGATCAACGAAGAGCTGGACAAGAGGGAGAAGAGGAGAGGGAAGGGGCTGTTTGGGTTTTGGGGGAAATAAAAGCCCCGCCCGAGTGGGCGAGGATGAGAAACTAGAAAGGATAATTGTATGGGAGATAAAAAGACAGCAATCAAGTTGTTTGAAAGTAAGGAAATCAGAACAGCTTGGGATTCTGAAAAAGAGGAATGGTATTTTTCAATCCAAGATGTTGTAGAGGCGTTAACCGATAGTGCAGATGTAAAACAGTATATTAAAAAGATGAAATCCAGAGACCCAGAATTAAATTTGAACTGGGGTACAATTTGTACCCTGGTTACAATGACGGCTGCTGATGGAAAATCTAGACGTGTACAAGCAACCGACACAAAAGGAATGTTGAGAATTATCCAGTCTATATCATCTCCTAAAGCAGAGCCTTTCAAACAATGGCTTGCCATGGTAGGTAGCCAGCGTTTAGACGAAACAGCTGATCCTGAATTGGCAATTCAAAGGGCCCTTTATAATTACAAGAAAAAAGGGTATTCCGACAAATGGATCACACAACGGCTTAAATCTATTGAATTTCGCAAAGAGCTTACCGATGAGTGGGACCGGGCCGGGATTAAAGACTTAGAGTATGCAATTCTCACCAACGAATTAACAAAAGCATGGGCTGGAATGACTACAGGGGAATATAAAGCATACAAGGGACTGAAAAAGGAAAGCCTCCGAGACAATATGACAAATACTGAATTAGTCCTTAATATGCTTGCGGAAGTATCCACAACCGAAATTTCAAGAGCTACCAACCCACAAGGACTCGAGCCAAGCAAAAAGGTTGCACAACAAGGTGGTGCCATCGCCAAAAACGCCCGGCAAGAACTAGAGGAGAAAACAGGGAAATCTGCAATTTCCAAGCATACAGCAAAAGACATAAAGGAACTTGATAAATAAAAATCCCCACCCGGCGATACCAACACCGGGCAGGGAAGGGGGGCAGAAGCTATGGTCGGCAATCTGCCCTTCTATTTTATCAGAATAGGAGGCGTTGTCAATGGGCGAATATATCAGAAAGACCGCCCGGTACAATGGAAAGAAGTACGAGGCAACAGGGAAAACAGAGCTTGAAGCCATGACCAAACTGGCGGAAAAGCTGGCAGCAGCCAAACGCGGGGAAGAAGCCATTGGTGGTTCGATGACTGTAACTGCATGGTATAAGCAGTGGAAAGCGACCTACAAGGACCCAAAAGGGCTGACCAAAAAATCCCTTGGTATGTACGATGAAAAGTTCAACGGATATATCAAGCCTGCCATCGGCTCCATGAAGCTCAAGGATGTGAAGGACGTACACCTCCAGCGTATTTTAAATGGGCAAGCGGGGAGATCCGCATCCCATGTAAAGAAGCTGCGAATGGTCATGCAGGAAATGTTTAAGAGGGCCCGACAGTCACGCCTTATTCCATATGATCCAGCTGAGCTCCTAGAGCTGCCCCATGTTCAGACGCACCAGCGGCGCTCTATAACAGAGGAAGAGCGAGCAGCTATTCTTGCTGTAGCTGAGCATCACCGAGCTGGACTGTGGGTTCTTACCCTACTCTATACCGGAATGCGTCCTGGGGAGACGGCAGCCCTTACTTGGGCTGATGTGGATTTTGTAAATAATGAGATCCATGTCCACGCAGCAAAAGAAAGCGGCTCTCAGGCTATCAAAGGTCCAAAGACGGATTCCGGCGTCCGGGACATACCGATCCATTCAGACCTTCTTTGGAGGCTTCAGAACGCCAAGAAAAATTCCTTCGCTCCTGTATTCCCAACCGGGGCTGGGAACTTTCAGAATGAGAACAGCCTGCGCCGCCTTTGGACTGGCTTCAAAAGAGAATTAGACTTATACTTAGGCGCAAAGACCGAGCGGAATCGAATCGTAGAATCTGTGGTAGCTCCAGATCTCACCCCATATTGTCTGCGTCACACTTTTTGCACCGATTTGCAAAAAGCTGGTGTCCCTCTCAATGTGGCAAAAGAGCTCATGGGACACTCTGACATTCAGATGACCGCCAATATTTACACCCACAGAGACAGTTCAACACTCCATAATGGTATCGCCTTATTGGATGGGACTAGATCAATAGGCGGTGGAAATGGTGGTGGAAATCGAGAAATGGCATAAAGAAATCTCTTAGAGCCACAAGGGTTATATGGTTTTATGATATACTGCTTCCGGTTCTGAATGTTGGGGGTTCGAGTCCCTTCGGCCGTACCAAAGAAAAAAGCTCCGAAAGCCTTGATTTTAAAGGGTTTTCGGAGTTTTTTATGTTTCTGAAAAGAAAGTTACAAGTGCATAAAACAGCATATTTTTAGCTATTAGGTGGTGGAAAAGGTGGTGGAAAAATCCGCCCCCATTTCTGAGGGCGGATCTGTCATCTCACGACGTACTGATAATACTTAGCGAGCTTGTCCGGTCCGGCGTCCTTGTCGTCCAGAAACGCCTTAGCCATGTCCACATAGAAGTCGATATTGCTCCCCACGTTGAACTTTTTGGCGACCTTGACATAATCGCTGTAGATCATGTTGAGGGCCGCCCAGAACTCCGCAGGGTCGCACTCGATCCCGCGCTGGGCCATAACCTGCTTGGCCTGCTCAAAGGACCAATGAGGCCCCTTTGTGCCGTCCTCATTTTCCATATTGGCAGTCCATTCCTCCGCCATACGGCGGTCGAAGGGCATGTGCCCGGAAGCGGCTCCATAGCCACTCATTCGCTCTCCACCTCTCCGGTATTCCATTTCGTTCATTCGGTAGTCGTGCTCAAACTCCCTGGGGGTCTTCATTTCACCCTCACCGGAAATGGCGAATCCGATCTTATTCATGGGCCTAGTCATCTCCCGTCTATCAGTATAGGCCGGAGGCATATAGTATGGGTAGTGGGACTGAGGGCCGGTCATACGGTCATCCCAATAGTTACTCTCTACCCACATCCCGCCATCATTACGGGGAGCAAAACGGCCATCGGAGTATCGACGATATCCCCGGTCCTCCGGTTCCATCATCTCAGAACGGGGCGCATATCGACCGTTGTCATAATGCTCCCGGCCACGGCGGTCACGGAATTTATCATCGACATCATAATTATCATAGCTCCGTCCGTCGTTGTAGCGGCGATTGCTGCCACTGGACATGAGCATCATCCGTGTGGATCGTTTCATCTTGATCCCTCCTTACGCCGTAGGGGCGGGAGCAGCGCCCCCGTCAATGCTGGTGAGGTTGTTGCTGGGGGAGCAGCAGGGAGTGCCCAGCATACGGAACGAGCCGCCGGTGGGGGTGGTCACGACACAGAAAGAGTATTTGGTCCGGGTACGGATGCCGCAGGCGGTGACCTGAGCGCAATTCCGCTTCGTCATGGGATAGAGAGTGGTTCCGGTCCCGATGGTAAAATACACCGGAGCATTGATGGTGGTGGTGTCGGGGATGGCCTGAGCCACGACCACGCAATACTTCTCTCCGTTTTTGTAGGCTCCAGCAGGCAGGTTGATCTCCAGGTTCCCGCCGGTAAAGGCGACCGCCTGAGAAAGCACGAGCCGGTCGCAAAGTCTGCATACAGGTTTACATGCCATGGTCAGCCATCCTCCTTTGTTGCGGCAGCCCGGTTGAATCCAGCACCAGAATTGATTGTCTTGAATATTTCCAAAAACATATCGTCTTTGTCTGATTTAGCGATATTGCAGGCCACCTGAACGGTATCAGCATAAGTCCGCAGCTCTGAAACACTCATTTTCGTTTTATCTAGGCTATAGAGGTGCTCAATGAGTTCTTGTTTTACTTCATCAATAGTGTGCATATAGGTTTACCTCCAAAAAATCAGGGGCGGCAGACACTCAGCCCACCGCCCCGAAGTAGTCACGGCAGAGCCGGAAATTTAATTGCCTCGATTTTGATGCAATTTAGCAGCCACAGCCGCAGCCGTTGTTATAGGCCCCGCAGTAGGGATAAGGGGCGGGCACCTGATAGGCGGGCACGGGCATGGGGTTGATCCGGCGGATCAGCTCAGAGGTCTGGGCATCCAGAGTAGCGGTCAGGTAGCTGTTCTGGTTGGCCTGGGAGGCAGCCAGCTTCAGAGACTGATTCTCCGCCTGGAGGGAATCGATCTTGCTCTGAGTCAGGAAGTCCAGAATGGCGCGGGTGTTGGAGTTGTTATTCTCCAGGATATCGCGGGTGCTGCCCTGGATGGTGTTCTGGATGGCGCAGGTATTGGTCGCCATGTTGTAATTCACACCATCGATGGCCCGCTGGGTCTGGCAGCAGCAATCCTGAGCCTGAGCGGCCATGTTGCACATCTGAGACTGGACACCGTTGAAGCCCTGAAGCAGAGCCACATTGGTGTTGTTGAAGCCGCTGGTGATGCTGTTGTTCAGGGCATAGGTACTATCGCAAATGCCCTGCTGGATAGCAGAGATGCCGCGCTCCACACCGTTGAAGGCAATGGCCTCGTTTACATCTGCGCGGGTGGCGAGGCCCTGGAGTCCGGGATCAGTGCTGGCACCGCCACCACCGAAGCCGCCGAAACCACCGCGGCCCCAGCCGAAGATCATGGCAAAGATGATGATAGCCCACCAGCCGTCACCGCCCCAGAAGCCGCCGTTGTTACAGTTTCCGCCGTTGGAATCGCTGCCCAGCGCATAGCCAGTCGCAAAATCGTTATCCATTGTATATACTCCTTTATCAGTTATTACATCGGGGCCGTACGCTCCCCGGATGTTTCCAAAGAGCGGTTTTTATCAAGACCCGAAAACTGATAAAGAGTGCGCTATTTTATTTCATCGGAAGCCCAAGTTGTCTTGCAATCTCCTCAACTGAGGTCCCTCTCTGCTTTGCCATGTTCTCCGCAGTTTGGCGGAGCTGCTTCGGGTTTTTCCCCTGGATGAGCCGCATAGCCTGGGCGGCCTGTGGGTTTTGCCCAGCCATTTGCTGAAGCATTTGCATGGGATTTCCGCCGTTCCGTGCCATCTGGAGCATAGCCATCATGGGATTATTCATCGGAGGCATCATTCTTTTTCACTGCCTTTCCAGCGGGCTTTTTCAGTCTGTCCACCTCATCTTTTAGGTTTTGCACTGTGTCCTTCATGTCTATAAACTCGTCCAGTGGAGCAAAGGCCGCCACCTGCGCAGGGGCTTGTTCCTGTTTTTCTCTGGGTACATCGAGCTTAAACTCGAACACATCAGCTGCACCGCTGTTGGTATTGAATCGTTTCATGTAGACCACATTATGGGCTAGGTCCGGGAAGAACATTGGAGCACCCATAAAGTCCACTGGGACCCCCAGCGCCTCCTCTCTGGAGGCCACAGGACGGCAGAAAAAGTTAGGCTGTGTGTTTGTATTCCCAACCGTCTGTGCGGCCTGTACGGGTTGCGGAGAGGGCTGCTGCATAGGCTGGTAGATCTGTGGAGCGGGCGCAAACGGAGTTACTGGGTTGTATCCGCCATAAGCGGGGTATGTATAATTAGGAAATCCGGCCATTGTCCAGCGCCTCCTTCCTCGCTTCTACTTCATCCAAGTATTTTTGGAGCCCATAGTCATCCCCCTGGGCCTGATACCACATCACACTCTCGGCGGCACAGTCCGGTCGGATGCCGGCGGCCACCAGCCTTTCTACCGGGGTCATATATCACACGTCCTTTGTATAAAAATAATGGAGTCCGTGAGGAGGGCGGCGACGTGTACCAACCCTTGATCCCCACGTCCTCCATGGATATATTGTCGCATAAAATAAGCCCGCATGGGTGGCATCCATGCGGGAGTTGTGTGGGAGTTATGTGGGATTTATGTGAAATACGTAACGACGTAACTTCGTTACTCTGCATAGTTGACATTCGTTTTCTTTGGGGTATAATAAAAGTGTGGAAACCCAGACGGTTGCCACATACATAAGACTTACAGGGCCGAGGGCTTAGCCCTCAAACATCCATGAGCCGTTCTGTTGCAGCAGACGGCTCACTTCTTCTTTCTATCGCGCACATAGAGCACGAGGGACACAATGCTTGCAATGGAGCCAATGGCACCCAAAACTGCAAAGGTGAAAGTCAAAGTAATATGTATCACCTCCCGAGGAATTATTTCCCGCGAGGCTACATATTTCGCCTTCCTTTCCGCTCTCGCGGGATGGTCAGGCAACCGTCTTTTTTAACCGCACACCATCTACAAAGGCGGATAAAACTCGACAGTAGACGGTGGGTTTCCACAGCCGAATTATACCAATAAAAAGGAGCCGGGTCAATTCCCGACTCCTTCTTTTTGTGCAATTCTACTTGCGGACCGCTTCACTTCATCCATTATGTACGAAAGGTGGTGAGACACTGTTGACCTATCCCAGCCCAACTCAGCCGCTATATCTGCCTGTGGCATCTTCTCAATGATATACCTTCTGGCGATGATGTCATCGTCACGATGAAGCGCAGCTTCCTCGATTGCTATTTTAAGCTCTGAGCGCAAGAGCCTGTCCAACGGTTCTGGAAGTTTTACTCTTGCACTCATTTGGTCACGTCCTTATTACTTATTTGCAGCCGCCATCATAGCAGCCTCCAGTCGAGTACACAAACCCATGGGCCTGGACCCATCTGTAACGCCAGCCTTAACCACTCTTTCCAGCCCTTCAATTTCCCACTGCTGGGTCGGTTTCTTCTTGGCCTGCCTGGACATCCAGTTTTCCATCATTGCATCAAACTGATCCTGAGTCATATCATCATCCTCCTGATATTCGGGGCGATATGCGCCCACAATGAATTTCTTGTGTCTCCGGCGGCGCAGTACCGCACCTCCGTTGTCCTCACTGGCACTTCCGGTGTTGCCGTCAATGGTGGTGATGTAGGTCCCGTCCCAGCTCTCGCAGATGCCAACATGCCCGGCGGAGCTTCTGCCGGAGAAGTTGAAGAACACGATGTCTCCCGGCCGGTAGTCAGTCACCTTCTGCTTCTTGTGGAAGGACATCAGCGTGGGGCAGTAGGCGGTCTCTCCGCCGCCATAGTACATGTCAGAGGCCCCGGCCTCCCGGAACACCCACCAGACGAACACGGCGCACCAGGGGTGTTTGCCATCGGATACCTCCCTGCCATAGTAGGCAGTGTTGTATTTCACATTATCACTTTTGGCAGGGGATTCTTTGGTCCCGATCTGTGACTGGGCGATTTCCAATATCTTTTCAGCGATTGCCATAGTGCGCCTCCTCACTTCTGTGCCTTGATCCACCCCGCCTGCTCCATCAGCTGCACCAGTTTGTCATAACCGAACATCGCGGAGAAGGCCACCAGGAAGATGAGGGCGATCAGCGCCACGATCATCCAGCCGGTGATGGCAAAGCGGTAATAGGACCACAGGCCGAAGCCCGCCCCCACCGTCACTACCGCGGCCACCAGGAAGGCCAGCAGGTTGGTGGGGAGCATATCGTACAGCAGGCTCTTGAGCACCTGTACGATGATGTTGGTCACCAGGGTCAGCGCCAGCACCAGGGCCAGCAGCATGGGCAGATAGTTGGTCAGTTCATTCATGGGTCGTTTCATCCTTTCTGGCCTTATCGGGCCAATTATTATTCTTGCTCAGGTTCTCCACCAGTGATTTGATGGCATAAGCCAGGATCACGGCAATGATCTCTGTGACAGCTTTCCCGGATAGCTGTTCTGCGATCTGCTCACGGCCCAGATAGGCCAGCAGATAGGAGCACCACACCCAGGCGCAGCCATTGAACAGGCACAGCCAGACGGCGGCTTTCATGGTCTCTGTGCGGCCCCTTTTGGACCGGTGGGCGGACAGCCACCACATCCCCAGACAGAACACGCACCCCAGTGCGAAGGCCGCTACAACGGCCAGGATCATCTGCGTGCTCATAGGCCGATCCTTCCTAGCAGGAAAGCAATCACTGCGGCCAATACAGCCCAGATGGCCTTATCCTTGATGGAATCCCATCTCTTCTTTGGGGCCGCTTGTTCTGCCTCCTGCCAAGCGATCAGCTTGTCCAGCTTTCCCATGATGTTATCGTACTGCTCGTTCCTGGCTGCTTCCGCTTTTTCCAGGTCTCTTATTCGGTCAAACAGCTTATTGTGGGTATCTCTTGCCTGCTCCTGCATTTTCTCCATCTGCCGCTCCAGCATGTTTGCCTTTTGGAGTCCCAGGCAGTCTCTTTGTGGGTCAATCAAGCATTTATCATCCATCAGGTAAGTATTGACCTCCATTTCGACAAAATTTTGCTCTCCTCTTGCGGGCCCTCTTTTGATGTGCTATAATGACGCCACATCCGACCAACTCTGAAAAGGTTACCCCCTTTTTTCGACAATCGGATGCGCCCCCTGTAGTTAAGCTCCTACAGGGGGATTTTTTATACCCTTTCCCACGCCTGCGGGTAATCTGTTGGACTATGTACGGTGTTGTCCGTCAGGCATCGATATACTACGCCGCCGTCCACGCAGCACTCCCCAGACATGTACATGCCGCTGGTTCCGTTGGGTGCCAGCCACTCCTTGGCTTTGGACGGGTCTTTGGTGTGGCAGATAGACCACAGGGCGGGCAGGTCCGCCGGCCTCTGGTCAGGCCATGTGGATGCGTTGTAGGGCTGGAGGAGCTTGTACACCTGCTCACAATCCCTCACCGGGGCCCCGATGGGCCACCCAGAGTAGTCCTTTTCCGGGTCAAAATTGGGGGCCTTGCTCTCCTCAGCGATAATGGCTGTGCCATCGAGATCGGGGGCCCGGCTTCGCAGGTCAAGGGCGTCTGCCGCACCCTGGGACCTCATTATGCTGAGGACCAAATCTTTGGTGGTCATGCGCTCTGCACCCCCTCCTGGTACGCCGCCGCCATGCTGTCCCATACTGCGGCGACCTCCTGCTTGTCTGCCTTGTTTTGCTCCACATCCTCCAAGCGGCTCTCTTGGGTGACCTCGGACTCTTTCGCCGCCCTCAGATAGACCTCAAGGTTGCCCTCGATATCCTCCTGGGAGATGGTGGGCTGTTCCAGGTGATACTCATCGTACTCCCAGCCCGTGATGGTGGTCTCGTCCAACTCTTCATGGTATTCTTCGACATTCTCATAGAACCGCACCAGACACCAGCCTGGCTTATTGGGCATGGCCTCCACAGAGAACGTGCCGGGGTTGTTATCGCCTCTTACTCTCATGATTTCACCTCCCGGAATTGGAGACGGGTTCCGATGCTGACGCCCGAGCTCGACGAGGAGTTGCCGGCATGGAAGCAAAAGAGCCCGGCAGCCGAGCTATTGCCCCGGCTACCCCCGACCATGAGCACCTTCCACGCGGAGCTCGAGTTCATGGAATCCGGGATGTAGGTAGTCTCGCTTCCCCCTGGCTCCCTGGGCAGATAGGCCCACGGAAGATTCGTGGATATGCCTAAGGTTTTGGTCGAGCCGGAGCCTCCCAAAGGGACTCCAGCAACGGTATAGTTGGTGGTGGTGTCATCGGCATACTTGGTAGGATCGGTACAGATGACGGGGGCATAGTTATTGAAGTTGATTCCATCGACCCACTCCCAGACATTCCCCCACGGGTTCTCAATTCCACGGTACTGCACCGCACTATTATCACCCGAGTTTGCTCTTCCGGGGTGGTAGACCATGGCGTCAGTCTCGCCGGTTTTATGGGCGGCTGTGTCGTTGACGATCCCCGGACCTATCTTCTTTTGACTATCCCAATCGGCGTATTCGACCAGATACAACAAATCATAAGCGCACCATGCGGCGAAGTCGTAGAGTTGGGCATTGGACGCAAAATTTTTTGCATAATTTCTAAACTCGGCTCGAGTTAATCCCGTCTTAGCCGGGGTATTAGAATAGCTACATAATGCTTGCCCGCCACTCTTATTTACTAAGTACCCCTCATATCGTGCAACATAGCTCTCGCTTCCTGGATGCAAAGAAAATCCATCGATTGGTCCATCCGCAATATAATAACGAAAGATATTTCCACTCTTTTCTACTTTGTAGTAAAATTGCGGGATCTTGACGCATGTCGCAGATGAAGGAGATGTTCGATTGGCAGGATATACTCTCCCACTAGCGTCAATATCAACCTCCTCCATCCCCATCCACGGCATATAGCTGTCGAATGGTGAGGAGCCTGAGCCTGTCCCAACTGCGGGTACGGGCTCGGTTGTGATGTCCACAGTGACCAGCTTGTTGGGATCGTTGGCTTTGGTCAGACGGGTCAGGGCGGTGGATGGTTGGGAGCTGTCCCAGGAGACGCCGAAGACGGAGGTGAGGGATTCGATATCTATCATTCGTGAATTGACCGAAGAATCCCAATTTTCGGATTCTTCAGATAAAAAAATCAAAAAAATATAGTTTAGATTATTTGGTAGTTCTTTTTTTGCCAGTACGGTCACCGTTTTATTTTCGTTATTGACCGAAAAGCTTGCATATTGTGAGTAATCTGGATTGCTCCACGATACGCTTATGTCCCCACCAAATCGTGTGCTCGCTGTATAGGTAACGGATTTATTATTTGCGTTAAGGGTAACTTTGTCACTAGGTAATAACGAGACGTTGTTCATTGCCTTCCTAATCGTCCACGTCGCATTTTTCGTCTCCGTAGTCCCGTCCCACCACTGATATCCGGGCTTCGGTTGAAATCCCATAGTATAAGTCCCGGCGTTTGTTTGGTATGATGCCCCAACCAAAGTAAGTTCTTCTGTGTTAAGGTCGTTCCACTCTGCCATTTGTGCTTCGCCATTATAAGTAAGTGTACCCTTTTGGCTCGGAACCACCGGAATGGTAATCACAAACTGCACCGCAACGCTCAGAGAGGCGCTGACCGCCGTGTAGTTTGTCCCCTCGCTGGCCGATACCGTGATGGTCGTGCTTCCGGTGTCTACTCCATCCACGGTCAGCATGTTCCCGCTCAGGGACACCGTAGCGACGCCGGAGTTATTGGACTGAGCGGACAGTACCCCATCTCCCGTGTAGCCGACAGCCACCTCCTGAGATGTGGTGGAGGTATCCAGGCTCACAGATTCCGGGTCAAACGTGATGCTGGGGGTGGCCTTATCAATAGACCACTGGATATCCTTCGCCTCCGTGCCCCCGTCCGCCCACTTGTACTGCTCTGTTGGGGTGACCACCGCTGTATAGCTCCCAGCATTCGTGCCGGACGTGTCGCCGGATAGGACCATCTTGTCTGCATCGTATCCCGTCAGGGTGGGGCTCTGGGCTTGTCCATTGTATGTAAGGCTCCCGGATACCGTGGGCACAGAGATGGTCCCACGCTCCACAGTGATGGCCTGCACAGCGGTCTTTGTTACCCCAGCCTCGGTGTAGATGATCTCCACCTCACTCGTCCCCTCGGGCAGTGCTCCGCTGGGAGAGTAGGTCCAGCCGGTGGCCGTCAGGGTGGCCCCGTTGGAGTACGATGCCGTGACCACCGTCCCTGCAGGGTCAAAGACCTCTCCGGGGAGATATGTGATATTGTCAGGCGGTGTGGTGATGGCAATGCTCTCCAGCTTGATGCCACCGCCTGCGCCGCCCACCATGTTAAATACCATCTTGCGCCTCCACTCTAAGGATATTTACCACAAGGTCCGATTCGGGTGTCTCCGTACACACAAAGATCATTTGTCCGTTTGTGCCCACATCCTTTGCCCTCACAATAGCTGTGGCATAAGCCATATATGATTCTTCAGCTGGACATACGATGTAGGAATAGGCGCCCGTTAAAATCTTATCGTGGCTCACCGTTTGCTCGTTTTCGGCCCATCCAGATCCCGTAAGGGTCACCGAAAACGGCTCTGCTTTCGGACCGGGCTCCCCTTGTGGTCCCTGTTCCCCTCTGGGACCTTCCGGACCAATGGGCCCCTGAGCTCCAGCAGGCCCTTCAGGTCCTCGCTCTCCTTGATCTCCCTTCGGACCCTGCGGTCCCGCTGGCCCCTGGAGCTTGCCGATGCTCTTCCAGTTCATCAGGTCTTCCGACCAGATGTAGATCGTGTTGTCATCTTCCGAGCCCACGGCATAAGCATCCCCAGGCTCGCCAATGGGGTGGGAGGATTTCAGCTCCTCCAGTGTGTCAAATCGGTCTCTTACCACAAATGAGGTCCCGTCTATTCCGGCGGGTCCCTGTGGGCCGGGTTCTCCCTGGTCTCCTTTAGGTCCTTGCTTTCCCTGCTCGCCCTGATCGCCTTTCGGACCCTGGGGGCCTTCCGGTCCACGCTCTCCCGGAGGTCCCTGCTCGCCGGCCGGGCCTTGTTCGCCGGTATCTCCCTTAGGCCCTTGTAGGCCAACTGGCCCCTCCGGCCCTTGCGGGCCGGTCGGTCCCGGGTCCCCCTTTGGTCCAGCCGGCCCCTCTGGACCGGGGTCACCCTTCTCGCCCTTTTCTCCTGCTGGTATTTTGAGTTCGCCTGATGTTTTATTCCCGATCAGTTCCACTCCGTTGATGCTGGGCCTGTTTTTGAGCTTATTGTAATCCGTGGTCCCAACAGTCCCGCCTTCCGCGGGGAGAGGGATATCAGACTCCTTGTACTCCATATCATCAGGGTCCCAGATCAGCCAGTATCCATTCTCTCCAGGCTGGGGCGGATTATTGTTGATGCTGGTGAGCCTGTCCTCCATTTGCTCAAATTCAGAGGGCAGGGGAGGGGGGAAGGCGTCTGTGGCGTTGATGGAGTTATGCACATGGGATAGGAAAATATTGCTGTGCCGGACCTGATCTCCCAATGTCCCCCGCACCTGCATCTCGTAGACCCCATCATCCGCCAGCATGGAGGAGGTGAGGAGTGCATAGTAGACGTTATCTCTGCGGTTGAGCTGGATGATGTTTTTCTCTCCATCTTTTGCCACATCGACCTTCAGGTCCCAGCCTTCCGGCAGATCTGTGCTGATCTCCAGGGTAACGGCATTGTTGTCCCCCTCAAACCCCAGCGAAAAATCTGCCGGGACACAAATATGCCAGTCCTGCATATAGAGCACAGCGATCACCTCCATCAAATCTTGCCTAGTTTCGTGTCTATCTCTTCGCCGCTGTATTTGAGCATGTAATAGCCAGAGGGAGCCGCGGCCAGAGCATTGACTCCCGCACTGGCGATCTGCCCCCGCAGCTGCTCCACTTCCGCCCTGAGCTGTGCCACCTGGGCATCCAGTTCGTCTATCGTTGCCATGTCTACCCTCCTATACAATGAGCCGTCTGCCGTACTTGTCCAGCAGCATCAGGCCGTTTTTGTCCTTGAGCTGGCCGTCCTGGACCGGAGTCGTAACGCCGTAATACAGGATGATGCAGCCATCCGCGCCAGCTCCACCTTTGCCGCCGGCTCCGCCAGAGCCTGGCTTTGAGTCAGTGCTTGTTACATAAGATTGTACAATGTGTCGTTCATTTGTAAGCCTAAGGACCTCGCACGTTGAACTTGCGCTTGCGTTGATGGAGGAAGATGCAGTTCCGCCACCTCCGCCGCCTCCACCGCCTCCAGATCCAGATGATCCATATTTGCTCGCGTTCGAACCATTAGCCCCAGTTCCTCCATTTCCACCTCGTGAAGGTGTGAGCCTAATTTGAGCATAAGATACATCAAGATCATAGCTGAAGGATGGGGCGGTTGCATCCCCTCCATCGCCTCCATTAATGCTTCCAGAGTCTCCACCGGCTCCACCGCCGCCGGCTCCGCCTGCATTTCCAGACACACTCACATTGCTTTCCGTGTTGTAATCCGATCCATAGTTTCTTGGGTTATCAGATTCGTTGATGCTCCGAGAATTTGGATATCCGCCTCCTGATCCACCTGTTGACTCACCTTCAGAGCCAGCATTTCCTCCTTTTCCACCTTTCCCGCCAGAAACTCCACTTGTTGCATATGTCTCGCCTGTAATGATGTCTGTATATCCTGATCCGGAGGATGATCCAGAACTTGACGAGACACTTCCAAATGTCGTATTTCCACCGGTGGAACCATTGGACTGTCCTCCGCCCCCACATTGGTATGAGATTTTTTGCCCTGGAGTCACTGAAATGGTTTTTCGATAAACCTTTCCTGGTGTACCAGCCGAACCGCCCTCTCCACCTTCTCCTGGATCTGTATTTCTTTGAGATGTGGAGCAATTTGTTGATGCGCTTTTGCTGCTTCCAACGGCTACGCCATCTAAGTTAATTGTATCTCCGTCCTGCAGGCTTTCTCCCCAAGTCCCAGAGCCGCCGGGCCCAGCCTCTCCAGGATTCCCATCATAGCCAGCTCCGCCGCCGCCAATTACGACCACCTCAACCTCACTAACACCATCCGGTACAGTCCAGGTCCCAGATCCTATGAGGAGTTCGTGCTCATCGTAGGTCTGACTATTATCCTGCCTGATGGGGGTAAATCCGACTAGCATTTTTTCGTTTGCCTTAATCGTATTCGACAATATTATGTCTGCTTCTTGAATGCAAACATCCACAGATGTCTTGTCGAATGGGTCCCATGTGGATATAAGATCCCCCGGAATTTCACCCTGGTAAACTACACTAGTTTTAATTGTCCGGTTCCATTTTAGGTAATTTACAAGGTTGTTTGAAACAGCTTGTGAATTTACCAGCGATACAAGCGTAGCGTCCTTCACTGCCTTTATGTTAGGCTCAGATGCGGAAGACACGGTTTTGATGATTTCTCGGGTGTTATGTTTATATTTCCGTCCCTTTAGAGTTCCGTTACCGGCAGATAGCTTTGCAAAGTTCGCGCCCTGGCTCTGTATCGTGAACCCGGAGGCAGTAAGACCATAGACCGGTTCATCAAAGGTGATAATATCGCCGCTTTGGGTCGTGCCGCTGAACAGCTCATCAAGATCTCCACTTGCCACATATTGGTGCTCTGTCAGTGAGACTTGGGTAACTTTTGACGCGTATTCAACAGAGGCGCCTTGATACATTCGGTCTGTCCCGATGTCACCACTCAGCCCATCCCACAGCTCCTCGATCCGTAACACGCCGTTCAAGTCTGTTCGGAGAGTGGCCCCCATCGCAAACAGGACTTGGGCGAGGTTGTCTCTCGGTGTTGCAATGGGGAGCCAGCCATATAACTTTATGGGCCGCAGCTTGTTCTGGATATCATACTTTACTGACCCGCAGATGCTACCGATAATGGATTCAGCAGTCTGCCCTGTATAGATGCCGCCGTAGTGGTTACCATCACTCAATATACCGACCGCAGATGTAGCCGAAACCTTGTACAAATCAGCTGCAGTTCTCTTCACGTCCTGGACATAAAATATCCCGAGTTGACGCTCACCGTTGAACACTGTGATAGGAGCGTTTCTGGAGAAATTGGTCAGATTCTTGTTTGGGCTTTTCAAAGTCACGTTGAACGTATTGCTCTCCAGAGAGGACGAAAGCAGAGATGTAGCCAGTCTCATATTTCCGTTCTGTATCTCTGTCCCGGTGTATGTTCGTCCGTCATATACGATTTTAGTCGTGTTCGCCATCTCGTATCACCTCACGGCTTTAGCTGTGCGTCCATGGGTACAAAGCTCACTTCAATCTCGCCCCAGTAGGTCACCCCGTTTTCCACCTTCTCAATGTCCTGAGATGCACTGGTGTAGTAGGCTTGGTAGCTGATGGTCTTCTGGCCATCAGCCGCCTCCAGTAGAACAGAATCATCAATGGAGTGCTGATAGAGATAGTCCCAAAAGTCATCCAGCCCTTTATAGTCGTCTCCGCGCCGAAACACGGTGATTTTGTGACCAAGGTATGTGCCGATGATATCTCGAATCATTAGACCGGAGAGGACGCGGCCCGCATTGTCCCCATCCAGCACATTGAAGTTCCGGTTGTAGGCCGAGATAGCGATGTCCGCATCAAATTCCCGCCCATTCAGTTTGATGTAACTCAAAATTACACCTCCACCAGCTCCACACCGATTCGTTTCCCTTCCGCTTGATTGGCCCGATAGGTTACACGGCCCAGCACCTGCTTGTCCACTTCCAGAATCACAGTCTGGTTGCCTCCATGGCCGTTTATCCCGCTCCGCTGGATTCCGCGCATGACCGCAGCCTCGATTTCCGATGTAGGAGCCTCGATGTTTGTTCCGCTTTTCTGATCCCCCAATACCGCCAAGAACTCACGGTTCGGCGGAATGACAGCGCCACGGGCCAGCGCAGGGACATCCTCTAAGGCGAGACGAGGGGCCGCCATTCTGCTGCTGAAGCCTCCGCCTCTGCTACTACTTGTGCCACTGCTTCCCAATTTAAGGGCCGCACCACCACCAAGAAGCGCGATGCCAGCCAGCACCATGGGCAAGTTATACGTCATTGCGCCGATAGAAACGAGAGCGATTCCGGCAAGCAACATCGCGGTGGAAACCCATCCAGCCACTTCTTCAAGATGCAGGGTTTCAACCCAGCTTTGAAGCGTTCCACTCTCTCTCCCGACAATCAGTCCAGCAATAAGCAATGTAGCCCCACCGATAAACATGGCGGGATTCACAGTCATAAGACCTATTGCAATAAGTCCAAATGCGACAAGCAAAACTGCAGCAGTTACATATCCCATTACTTTTTCAAGGCCCAATGTTTCAACCCAGTCCTGCAAACGTCCTTCATTTACCGAAGCAACAATTCCAAGACCAAGAACGATTGCACCTGCAATCAAGAGCAAGATATTCCCAGTTGCTGCCGCAATGGCTACCATTACAATTCCGGCCAAAAGTAACGCCACAGAAATCCACTGGGCAACAGTGGTCAATTTCAATTTCTCCCACCACGCCATCAACGTTTGCTCCCCAAGTGCTTCTACCGTAATTCCAACCGCAAGTAAAACTGCCCCTGCGACAACCATAAAGATGTTTGTCATTGCCGCTCCAATGCAAATTAGCGCAATCCCGGCAATTTGGATAGCGGCTGCTACATACTCAAACGCAGAATCAAGCCCAAGCGTCTCCGCCCATGATTTCAGTGTCCCGCTTTCAATGCCCACATACACTCCTGCAGCGAATAAAGCAATACCGGATATTACCATCAAAATGTTCCCGAGACCAGCCCCAATACAGACAAGCGCAAATCCAGCAATAAGAAGTGCAGCAGTTATAAACTGCGCTGCTCTCGAAAGTCCAAGGGTTTCTGCCCAGTCTTGCATCATACCGCTCTGTGCCGCATACCAAATAGCCACACCAATCAAAACAAGACCCGCTATCACGAGCAGTATATTTGCTGTTGCCGCTCCGATTGCTACCATCGCAATTCCGCCAAGGATAACAGCGATGACCACAAATTCCTGTACACTGTTCAGCCCAAGCGAATCGACCCACGATTGAAGTTGATCGTTTTCTTTGCCAAATGCAATCCCGGCTCCAAGTAATAGAAGCCCGGAAATAACGAGCAGCAGACTTCCCATTGATGCACCGATTGCGACAAGCGCGATTCCTCCAAGCATCAGAGCAGCTGGGACCCACGCAGATACGCTTTCCATCATTTGTTGTAACCATCCGCTGTTTTGATTAACTGCGGAAAAATCGGGTGCAATTTCCTGATTTTTATTGGAACTTTTTTTGCTTCCACCTGAAAGCTGATTGATCTCATCAAATGATGCAAGGGACTTTTCTGCTTCCTCCGCTGCCTGCCCGGTTCCCTCAATGGCTTCTGTTTCATCATATAGATTTTCTGCGGACTCAGCAGCTTGTTCTGCTGTAGTCCCAAAAAGGGCCGCAGTAAGATGCGCCGCCATCGAAATAACTCTGGCCAGCATATCGACAAACTTGGTAAACGCTGGTATAATGATGTCAATTAAAGGTTGCGCCAATGTGAGCAGCGCACCCTTCAAGCGGGCAATCGCAGCACGAGCCTCGTCATTCGTCTTAATGACTTTTCCCATCCATTCGCGGAATTTTGCAAGTGCCTGTGAGATGATGGTAAAGATCAGTGCACTCCTGATGACCTCCCGCAGACGCATGGAGAACTTACTTGCACTTTTCTGCGCCTTGTCAACGGATTTTGCCATCTTTTCGGCGGATGGACCAGCTTTAGCCATATTCTGCTGGATACCTCCGGCCTCCTCCTTTGCACTGTTCAGTTTAGCCTCCAGACCTGAAATCTTAGAATCGTAAGCGGAAAGAGCCTTGTCGGCCTGTTTCCACTCCTTTTCGATAGCGTCAACTTCGGCCTGCTGCTGTTTCAGAGCGGCCTCGACCATAGGGCTATCTGAATAGGCGCGCATATAATCATCTGCGGTCGCTCCCGCTTGCATAGCGGAGTTAATGGCGTTCTGCTCATCCTGGAGCATTGCCAGCCGCTTCCGGGCCTCGTCCAGCTTTGCGTTGACCGAGTTCAGGTTATTTTCAAGGGGCAGTCGCCCCTGCTTTTTAGATGCAAGCTGATCCTCGATCGATTTGATTTGTTTATTCAGGCGGGTCAATTCCCGCTGTGCGTTTTTATCATCAACATTGGTCTCAATGACGACGGAAGCGTCTGCGGACATATAAAACACCACCTTGAAGGGGAAGATTTATGTGGATGGGTATAAAGAAATCATAATCACAAGGGAGAAGTCCATGTGGGGTTGTGCGGTTGATTTTACTGTCCTTTTAGACGGTAAGGTTGTCGGGACTTTGAGGAATGGGGACACAATCTCTGTTTACACTCAAGATGGGCCGCATACGCTTTTATTTCAAAAAGGGAAAAAGATAGATTGTTCTGTTTCGATTCTTATATCGCCAGAAGACAAGGTATGGGTCGTGAATACGGAAATATCTGGTTCTCATCTTGCGGTAGATAGTCAATACGCATCAAACACGACAGAGGCCACCGCTTTCGATCGCGAGAACTCTCCAAGGAAACAAGCTAAGAGAAGCAAAGGAAATGTTGCCTTTGCGGTAGTAATTGTCGTTGCTGCACTTGCTGCTCTATCGCTTACTTTTAAGGGCCATTCTGATGATTCGTCAAACGATAGACCTAGCCCGCATCAATCAAACATTTCCACACAGCTTGACAATAACTTAACGCCGGACAGCCAGCCGGAGGAAATCACAATTTCTGCAACTGATTTGTGGGCGGCATATAAGGAGAACACAGTAAATGCAGATGCGCTATACAAAGATAAAATTTTGGTCGTGACTGGGACCATTCAAAATATTGGACAGGATATCGTGACAAAAGCCCCTTGCATTTCCATTGAAACAAATGACGGGTATGGACTTTATCCCATCCAATGTTTTTTCCCAAAGAACGGGGACCAGACAGATTTGATTGCTCAGTTAAAGGATGGAGATCAAATCGTAATTGCTGGAAAGTGTGATGGTATTCCTCTTGCGCAAGTACAATTAACAAAATGCTCCATACGATGACTTAGCCGCTCCTCCGGGGGCGGTTTTATTTTGCGCCCGTCCAGGAGCTTACAAGTTTGTTTTCTGCTTCGCTGTAGGTATGCTTGATATCAATAATGTCACGGTTTTTGCGGTAAAATTCCCGGTCAGACTTGTCTAGCGACTTTCCCTTGGCCTTCTTGTCGCGGATTCGGACGATCTGTGCGAATAAACAGTCTCCAATCTCTGAATAAGCAGAGAGAATAGTCCACCAGTGTATCCCGCCCGTGTTAGTTTCGATGTCGTAGTCCACAGCGCGGGCTTCATAGCCCAGCACACGATTGACCGGGGCGATGATGCGGGGGAAGTCCATCGGCCAGTCCACAAGGTGGGGACCTCTCTGCTCCCGTGGCTCCTCGCCGCCGTTGATGAACCGGAACACCTCTTTCATAGCCGCGTCATAGTCGGTCAGTTCGTCAAAGTCGATGTAGAAGATCTGGAGCACGTCAAGAGCGCGGTCCTCCTCGCTGGAATCCGGGTCGTTCATGGCCTCGAAGATATCAAGAATTACCCGATAATCATAGCGGATAGCAAACTCTTTCCCGTTTATCTCCACGCTTTTGGGAAGTCCATAGCTCATGTCGTGCTCCTTTGGTTACTTCTTCTGATACTTTTGATATTTTGCCGTGTACTTGCTGATGCGCGGGTTGGTCAGCTTTTGCTCTCTGGTGAATGTTGTGTCGATCTCATCCATGACCGCCATCATCAGGTTGCACCATACGGGGAGGCCGTTTGCAATGGCATAGACATTCATCCCTCCGAACACCGCCTCGCTCACAGGCGCATCAAATACGCCATCGATGATACCGCGCATCTCCGCATCCCGCTCCCTGGCAAACTCGAAGATTTCCTTCTTGTCCGCCATCTTCTCAATCTGAGCCTTGTAGCTCTCCTGCTTCTTGTCCAAGTCCTCAAAAGCAGAATACAGACGCTCTACAAAATTGCTGTCAGTTGGGTTGAAGGATACTTCACACTTTCCATTTAATGAATAGGCAACGAGTCCGCTATCAAAATTCAATTCTTTCATGTGTTAGACCCCTACTTCTTCCGTTGTAAATGTGACTGTTCCGCCGCTAATAGATGCTGTTCCAACAGTCCGTGTTCCTCCATAGGTCACATCAAGAGGCATTCCGATGGTGCCGCCCCCTTCTCCTCCGAGCCCACTAGGAAGAATGGAACAGGAAGAATACCGCTCCGCAAACACCGCCGTGTTGGCTGTTCCTGCATACAGATGAACTATCAGCATATCTTGGTTCATCAAAGCATTGACATTCTGATCTTTGATAGCCAAATTCCAAATCTTCTTCTGTGCCGCATCGTCTGCATCCAGTTCACACGGATCAAATGTCTGAGTAATTGTAGGCTTCTTTCCATTTGTGTAAGTATTTCCGAAAATATCCACTTTTGTTTTGGTTTGCCAGTCGTATTCAGAGGAGCTGTCCTCCACTCGCTTGCCGATTGGAGACCACTTAGGTGTCTCATTTTCCCCTGTGTTTAGATAAGCAATCAACATTTCTCGGCCCACGGTCTGGCCGGGCGTGGTGTTAAATGTTAAATCAGAATTAGGCATTTTGCTTCTCCTTTCACACGCCGACCTCATAGGTCAGCTTCATTAAAATCTGGTAATCCTCAATGCCCCCCTCATAGGAGGCGAATTTGGAAGATTGGGTTGTCGGCTCTACCTTCAGCGCACGAACCCCATCTCCAAGGTCGGGCAGGTTCTTCCTGGCCCAGTCCCCGAAGTGGTTCAGTAGCTCGTCTGCTTCCAATCTCCGGTCGTTGCTGTTTCCAGGCTTGATGCGGTAGATCAGTTTGAATTGATACTCCGCCTGGTATCCGCCCAAAATGTACTGCTTGGTAATATAGGTCCCCTGGATGGTGGACAGGGCCATGGCCGTCTCTTCCCCGATGGCAATGTCCAGCGATTCGTACTTGATCATTGTGACCGGCTTCTCTGGGAAGGTGTTCACCCACACATTCATGGAGCGGGAAATCTTGTCTACCTCTTCCGCCGTTGCCAGCATCCGAGGCTTTTCTTTTTTTTCAGAGATCACGCTTCACCGCCTTGTCCGCCACACGGACCCACTTCTCTATGTTTTCTGCCTTGCTGGCCTCGAACCAGTGGGATTGTGCCTGTCCGTGCATGGCCTTGCTGAATACCAGGTTCTTGTCCGTCAGCACCTTTGTGCTGCCTTTCTGTGCGTAGCTGCTGCCTGTAGCGGGATCTACCATCAGCTTTCCGTGGTATAGGTAACGAGATTGTGGCCCAGGATAAATAACTCTGGAACCATCCACCCGAGTCCTCCGGTCCAGATCCCCTGTCAGCGCCGGAACATATGGCGATGTATCCTTGCGGACCTGTACTGCCACTATGTGGGCTGCTTTATCGCTTGCAGATGAAACTTTTTCGCGCAGTGAATCCAGGCCGGACGTATGCACATTGAATTTCAACATCAGGCTCCACCTACTTCCCAGTGGGACATCTCCCCCCCGAAGTCCTTGAAGTCAACCGTTTTCACGTCATAGACGTAGTCATAGGCGGCTGATATCTTCTGGCTACTCCAGTCCGGGTGGATGGCCTTCCCCTTGACAAAAAAGGTGTTCTGCCCGGGAGATAGGGTCCACATCCCGTCCCGGCTCTCGCCGTTCCAAAACTCCACGGGTCCAACGTAACGCTTCTTCTCGCCGGTCACACCGTCAGTGGCGGATGCGTTGGTCGGTATGTAGAGTGTTACAGCATCGGCGTCCACAAGTCCGCTCTCGTTGACGTTTTTCCCCTTCACCGCATCCAGAAGAACGCCTTCCAGCACTGTGATATGGTTGACCGTCGTTTCCTTCATAGTGGCCGGGTCAATCTCCACCGACACGTTATAGAGCGTCACAGTATGGGGGAACACAGACGCACCCCCTTCCCCGGTAGAGCAGGCCGGTCCCGGCCAGGTACATATTCGCCGCTTCCGCCAGGCCAGCTTTTACGGAGGTGGCGGAGGCGGCCGCCTGTGCCGCACTCTCGCCTCCGCTCTGGTAAGTCTTAGACCAGCTTCCCACAGTCTGGCTCTTAAGTTCTCCGCCATCCTGGGACAGTGCAGCAGACAAAGACTTCTGCGCCAGTGCCTGGGCCGTGTCGATGGCCTGATACTGTTCAGCGACAGCGCAGCAAGCCATCTTCACGGCATCCAGATCCTTGTTTTGAGCTGCCCGTCCCTGTGTATAGTAGTCCAAAAACGAACTTGCACGCAGAGACAGGCGTGGGAAATCGGATGCCATAATGGCTGTCCCAAGGTATGTGGTTGTGTAATACCCATAGTCTACATAAGCCATTATAGAGCCTCCTTTTAGACCGATTTTGTGATGGTGACGGTATAAACCTTCTGGGCTACCCCGTTTTTCACAGTGATGGTCAGGGTGTTAGCCCCCTCCGTCCAAGTTGCCGCCGTGCCGTTGTCAACAGGGCTCTCTCCGTTAAGGATGGTCACAGTTGCATCCTCGTCCTCTGGTGTGGCCGTTACAGTGTTTGTTGCGTTGGTCGTTGTGGCTGTGTACTCCGTCGTATCTGGGTCAAACGTCGGAGTGAGTGTTAGCGCGCCAATCGTCAGCCCCGAGAGGCGCGCGCTTAACCCCCCGCCGGTGCGTAAACAGCAAAAGGGAAAGCATTTTCCAGGCCCACGTTATATGCATTGATGGGATTGGGGATCTCCCAGCCTAGCCTCATAACGGCGCGGAGGGCCACCATGTCGTTCTGCATCAGGTTATACAGGATATTCCCGGTAGTGGGGTCCTGCACCACGCCGCTGTCAAAAATCTTGAAGGTCATATCCTGCCGAATGGCGTAGACCAGCTGGCTCCAATCGCCTACGATGGCAAGGGATTCCTCCGGATCGTAAGCGCCGTTTACAGGGAAATACATACTCATGCCGTCCAGTGCGTAGCGGGTATCACCCTGCATGTCGGTCTTGAAGATGGGCTGTCCATTCTTGTCAACCAGGCCGCGCAACTTGGCACGCATCTGGATGGCGGCCATTACACCATTGGGGATGTAACCGCTCTCTTCTACCTTGGCGATCACGCCGCCCTCGCCCATGATGTCCTTGAAAATATCGCTGGTAGCAGTCACAACAGCGTTTGCAGTGGTAGCAGAAGGGACCAAGCCATCACGCCAGGAGGTGGGCTTGTCCGTTCCATACAGAATAGCGGCGTCGATGACCTTGCCGAATGCTTCCTGGAGACGGGGGCGTACTTCACCCCAGATGTCGTAGTCGCTGTCATCCAGCACCGCCTCAGGGATTGGCACGATAACTGCAATCTCCTCGGCGTAGATCTTTTTCTTGTCCCATGCCATGTTGGTGGTCTTTTTGAGGGATGCCTTGGAGTCAGACGCTCCAGTCGTAGCCTCGCCGTTCACAAAGTAGGCGGTGGGCAGTGCGTCCAGCACGTTAAGGGTCTGAGTCTTACTGGTCATGTTTGGCAGCCGTCTGGCCATTCGCAGCACGGCGGACTCCGTTACGGCTCCCTGGATAATCTCACGGGTCACGGGTTCAGGAATAAGCCCGGAAAGTTTACTTCTATCAATAATATCAACAGCCATTTAGGTTCTCCTTTCATTTCAGTGCGCCCCGAATCAGGGCATTCATCAGGTCGTTTTCTCCTGTTTTGGAGCTTCCGCCACCCACAGGAGCGGTCCAGTCAAAAGTGGTCTTTTTGCGGTCAGCGGTCAGCGCGTCCACAGCCTGCTCAAAGGTGGTCTTATCGTTCACCATCTTCCCTGCCTTGAAAGCGATAAACTCCGCCTCCTCGCCGGTCAGGCCCTTTTGGGCCAGATACAGGTCCCGCTTCAGCTGGTCCCGCTCCGCCTCTGCGGCGGTAAGCCTTCCGGCCAGCGTATCCCGCTCTCCGGTCAGCTTATCCCAGCGTTCTTTCTCACCAGCCTGACCTTCCTTCCATGTACGGAAAGCGGTCATTTCTTCCTCGCTGGGCATGCCCTTCATGGCTTTTGCAAGCCGTTTGCCAATCAAGGTGTCAACCTCCGCCTGAGTGAAGGTTTTCTCAGGGGCGGGCTCCGGCGCAGGGGCCGGGGTAGGGTTATTGATAGGTTCGCTCATAAATACCTCCGTTTTTTGTCAGGGCCGTCGCCCTGCGGTTTTACGCCTCTCGGCAAAATAGAAAGAGCCATCAAACCGTTACAGTTCGTAACCGGTTCAATGGCTCTTGGCTCACAGGCTCTTGGCTCTATGCAATATTCACTTCGATATCGTGCTTACATGCTTTGCATCGGAATGGCATGTTTTGTACCTTCGTATCTGCCCGGATTGGGAAAAGTGCTTTCCCGCAGTGCGGGCAGCAGTACCACATTCTTCCGTTGATCTTTTTTGTCATTCGCTTCCCCCGACAATTTCGATGCGTTTAATCTCATCTTCCGTAAATCCGATCAGCAAACCGTTTTCATTCTCCACATCGAACTCCAGAAACTCATTTCCATCATCGTCAAAGTCGTAATCATACCCATAGAGCTCCCCAATCGTCATGCGCCCGCTTATGGAAAAAACTTTAATTTTCTTTCCGAAGTAAATCTCAGGATTTTCAATTATCATTTTTTCCACCTCCCCGAAAATGGGACACCATGAGTGCCGCTTTTACTGTAGTGGATTTTGATGCTTCTTGCAATCATTATATCACCATTTCTGTTGATCGTATAGCCAATTTCTTTTCCAGCATCAATAATTTCTGTGTTTTTCCACTTTTTAAAATCATCTGTAAGATTGATTTTCCCGCTACCTGCCTTTGCGTTTATGATGGCTTGTAACTCCTCCATAGAAACCGTTATTACACTTCTACCCGGTATAGCCATACCAGCCATATGCCGCGCTTGTTTCTCTGGATTGATTTCCAACGGATACCCACCGCTTTGGATTGCCTGCCTGATCGGTGCTTCCGCATCGCGCTGTATTTTGAGGGCTGAAGCCATTTGCTCAGATGCCACATCGGTATAGGTAACTTTCATCCGCTCCCGCTGCAACGGCAGCCCCGCGGCCTCGCTGAACGACTTGTATTCTGCGTTTAGCCGCCGAATGCGGGCTGTCACCGCTTGGGCGTCCTCTTTCAACCCTGCGGCCTTGTATGCCGCCTGTTCCCGCTTCAGCCTGCGGACGGTCCGCTCAATTTGCCTCTGCTTCTGGGTAGCCTCATAGGCTGTATAGTGCTTACCCTCAAAGTCCACGTCGTGGCCGTCGTCAATGTGGACCAGCTGTTCGTCTGTGTATGTGCGCTCCATCACACCATCCACAAAGGCCGTCCTAATATGGCGGCAGTTTGCTCCTTCCAAGCCGTCCACATAGCCCAGGCCACACACCTCGTAGATGTTCGGATACTTGTCACCGGCTCTGACAGAGTACACACGGCCTTGCCATGCCTTGTGATTCTGCCATCCAACGCCCTTGTCCCGGGCTCCGATGTGAGCTGATATCTCAAAGTATGGTGTCTCCAGATATTCCGCGCTCTGCTCCGTGTACTTGGCACAGATCTGGGATACACCCGTCATCACTGCACGGCGGGCCGCTACGTCGATATGGTCCCGGTGGCCGCTCTCATAGTCCACCATGCGGAGTCCGCTGTCTGCAAGCTGCTTGACGGCGCTCTTGATAGCCTGATTATAGGATATAGCCCCGCTCATGATCTGCATCTCCGCGCTGTCCAGCGCCCACTGGTAAGCCCTTGCATAGGGCAGCATGGTTCGCCCGTTGTCCAACAGAAAGCCCATGGAGCGGGTCAGGTTTCCAACTTCCCGCTGTGCTTGGGAGAGTATGGCGTTAATATCGGCAGAACTCACCATCGTCTCCGGCTGTGTCACGCCCGCTAAGTCAATGAGGTCGGTATAATACCGCTGGTTGCGCTCTACCACCTCGTCCAGCAGCTTGTCCAGTTCTTTCCGGGAGATGTTGGCGGTTCGCTGGATGGCTTTCTCAATCTCGCTCAGGTCGATGCCATGGGAGCGCAATGCCCGAATATCCTGTACCGTCACTTCGTTCAGCTCACCGGCGATTTTTAGGCGGGAACAAATTTCATCCAGCAGTTTCAGTTCTAGGGAGCGGTACAGTTCCGCCAGCTCTTCCGGGAGGGAGTCTAATAGTTCTGGAGTGAAGGGATATTTCATTCAATCTCCTCTTCCTCCTCGTCCGTCATATCCTCCATCTTGGGGAGCATCTTCTTTGCTGTGGCCTCGTCCTCGTTGTACCACTTCATACGGTACTCCCACGGGTTCATAATGCCCGCCGCAAGGTCTTGGCGGTCGTTGTTCCGCTCGGTCGTCTTATCCTCGATGATGGAATCATCGAAGTCAATGGTGACCTCTGCATCCTCATTCAGCCCCGCCCCCATTGCCGTGTTGCCGAGGTGGAGAATGATCCGGCACAGCTCCTTGATGGCGCTCTCCAAGATAATTTCGTGCTTCTTGATGGTGCGGAACATGGTGGAATTCTCGCTGATGACCTGGGTGGCGGTGGTGATGTTCCCGCCGTCAAATCGGTAGTAGGTCTCGCCAAATCCGCACTTGCTGGACAGCAGATTAAGCTGGGTCTGCACTCCCTGAGTGTGTTCCGACGTTCGGAGTTTCATATCAATGGGCTGGATGGCGGCTCCGCTCTCGATATCCTCCGGCAACACATAATAGGCAAGATCATCAGGGTCAAAGACAGGCTCACCATCCAAATACTGCTGGGCGGACGGCTTGACCATCACCCGTTTTTTCCCAAGTACAAACTCATTGACGTAGCTGTCAAAGGCAATATCCACGCCCTTCATGCTGTCGATAGCGTTGGCGTAGACCGAAATCCCGAGTGGGATGGAGTAATCGAAGTTGTTGGCGATATTGGGCCGGTCAATGACGAATTGCCGCCGGTTACTTCCGGTGTGAACCACGGGCGGCACCCTCTCAAATCCCTGCACCGATGCCATCGGCACCTCAGCATCCACGTTCTGGTTGCGGTATGTATACAGCCGGTTCTCAATGTCATACAGGCCGTTGACCTTCCTGTGGATTTGCAGGTAGCAGTAATCGTCCCCATTGACATTGACGATATTGTCAAAGGCACACTCGGTAATAATGCCGTTCTGCCAGGCCAGGGGCCAGATATGCTCCACCGTCACATAGTCGATGATGATATCTGTGGCGCTTCCGGGAACGGGCCCCGCCTCGGTGAACCCCATGCCAACCACGCGGGGGATAAAAGCCACCGTGCCAAGAGCGAAGGCCATTTCCTGCATCTCGTTTGAGCGCACCCGGAAATTGTTTTCTTCCAGCACCCGGTCAATAAACTCCTGCTCTTTCGTTCCGTCCAGGGTAATTTCAACCCGCTCATTCATCAGGAGATTTGCCCAGTCCTCCGGGATCTTCTTCCCCATGTTGAGCGTGTACCGCTTGCACCGCACAATCCCGGCCCCATTGCGCACCCGGTAACGATGAAATCCCTTCACGTCGCCCTCATACCAGGACTTCCACTCCTGGACCTTACCGTAAAATCCCTCGTTGATGGTGGCAAAGCCCAATGATTTCAATTTGTCGATGATGGTCATTCGTTCACCTCATTACCGGGAAATGCCGAACCAGAATAGTGTTTGCGAAATATCGTATATCGTCCATGGCGTGGTCATCCGCCTTGATGACCTTGTCCACCGTTGAGTCCTCGTCCCAGCGGTACAGACCGAACTCCCGGATAGCGTCCTTGCACCGGCGGTGTATTTTGAGCTTGTCGCTTTTGAGATAGACGGATGTCCGCCGTATCCCGTCCATTACGTCATTGTTCGCTTTGACCACGTGGAACTCGTTGTGCCGGAATACTGTTGTGATGAAAGACGCCGCCGACGGGTCAATGACCACATAGTCCACGTTATAGCCGTCTGCCAGTTCCCGTATCGCCTGGTAATACTCCTCATCGGTCAGCTGCTCTTGCGTCCCACGCCCGCTGTAATAATATTCATTGATGCGAACCGCTCCTTGCTTTGTTACGCACCAAAGACCTGCAGAAAAGGGGTTGAGCGTCCCGTAGTCCACGGAGATATAATACCGGCCCGCTGGCGGGTCCTCGTCCGTGATACAGTTCTCGCCGAAGTGTGGGTAGATAAGCCCCTCCGCCACCACCCAAAGGCCACGGATAAACCGATCATAAAACACGCCGGTATACATGTTCTCATACCGCTCCAGCGTCTTTTCACTCAGCCCAGGGTTATCCCGCATGGTGAAATGCAGGTACAAGGCGTTGCGCTCTTTGTGCTTCTTTATCCACTCCAGGTAAAACCAATGCTGTGGGGAATCCGGGTTGCAGGAGAACCACAGCTTTGCCCCGTCCACGGAGCAACGGGCCAGGGCCTGCTCCACAAAGGACCTGGGCATGAGCGCCACCTCGTCCAGCAGAACACCTGCCAGCGTCCGGCCCTGAATTAGGGCTGCGCTGGATTCATCCTTTCCGCCGAACACCTCGAACCAGTTCGTTACGGCCCCCCGGCGGACCTCCAGAATCTTCTCCGACCGCCGCCAGCGGATAGTGTACTTTTCTTTCGCCAGCGTCATAGCGGTAAACGGAACGATTATGTTCTTGCTTGCGCTGTCCACTGTCTTGCCGCAGATGCCGAACCGCTGGCCGGAAAACTCCCGCATTGCCCAGTCCACAAAGGCCCACATCATGATGGAGGTCTTGCCGGAGCGGACCGCGCCATCGCAGATGATGGCGTCGTAGCGGGAATAGGGGAAAGCCAGGATTTTCTTTTGCTGCGGGCTAATCATCGCCTCCCAACCCCTCCGCAAGTTCTCTCAGGCTCTGGCTCAAGCCGTCATCCTTGGCCGTATCGCCTGGTCCGCCGCCGAAGGCCGTGAATTTGTCGATGAGCGTCCCAAGCGCGGTAGTGATTTGCGCAGGCGTAGCCTCTGCCAACTTCTCCGGGTCGTTGAGCGCAGCCAACCCTTTACCGATGATCTCACACACAAGGCCCTTCTGGCTTTCCATGTAGGCCAGAATATCGGCGGTGTTCTCGTCTTTTTTCTGATTGCACATTTCTGCAATATCTGCATTTCCTTGCACAATTTTCTTCACCGTGTTAAGAGAAACGCCATTTACTTTTGCTGTTGCGTTATAACTGCCCAGCTGCACATAGTCAGCAACGATTTTCTTCTTCTGCTTATCTGTCAGCCGTGCAGCCATGCTCACCACCTCATATAAAAACTTTTGATCCCGTCCCCGTCTCGTGCAACAGGGCGCGGTATATATACCCCTTTCGGGGTATGCTGCGGGTTTGGTCAGGCTTTCCGCGGGCCTGGCAGCATTATTATTTTAGTTCGGCCTCTTCCAATGGCTGGCCCTTGTTGTCCAGCAACCGCTGCCCCACCGAACTGCCCGGTGTTATGTTCACAAATGAATTCCATTTCTTTTGAGCCGTTTCATTGAAAGCTCATGGAACACGTCCCATTCTGTTGTCTCTCTGTGAATTACCCCTATGTCTTTTGGCTTTGGCCTTACGATGTCTTTCTCTTCTTCTTTTCTCCAGTGCTCTGAGTAATCGCAAAACTTTTTCAGTTTATCCCAATATTCTTTGGGCTGTTCCCAGGGGCGTAAATCGTTATTGTATGCCTCTGATGCCTCTCTGAGCAATTCAAACGGGTCTTTCATCGTGCAGCCATCCCATTCCTTAGTTGGTGCCACCGCCCGCCTCATGCGGCGAGGAGAGGCATATTGTGCAAATGTGAGAATCAAAAGTCACATTTTTGTTTGTTTCGTCAATTGAAAATGCGAATTAAAAGGCATATAATAATACTATCAAGATGGAAAATCCAAGGAGGTAAATGATATGAAGACAATTTATGATGGAAACGGATACTGGATTGAGCAGGACGAGGATGGCTGCGTTTATTTTAGCGATGAACAAACCTATCGAGCAGAACTGGCTCATTCTCTCAATGATTACAGCTATATCAAATACGACGAGAACAAGGGCTGGTGCTATAAAAACGGGCGTGAGCTCCCTTGGAAGGAGTAAATATGACAGGGCAGGAATTTAAATCCATCAGAAAATCCGCCGGTCTGACCCAGCAGGCTCTTGGAGATATGGCCGGAACCAGCCGACGGTCTATTGCGAAATATGAGTCCGGAGAGATCGACCTCGGTCAGATCGAGGTTAAAACAGCCATCAGATTGGCCAATGCATTAAATATTCCAGTTGAACGATTTGGAGATTCCGCCCCCTAGTGGGGCGGTTTTTATTTGCACTTCCCGACGGGTGCAGGAAGAAGAAGAAAGAGATAGGGAGCACAGGGTATGCCCCCATGCTCCCATTGTCGCATGTACAAGTCATATTTTTCACAAATGTGTGAATCTATCAAAATTTTTTATGAGATGATAAAAGTTTTTGGCTTTTCGGTGGGCTATTCGGCCAGTCCGTGCGCCCCAATAAGTAATCAACCGAAACATCAAACCGGTCAGCCAGTCCTTCTAATGCTTTCCTGGATGGCTCTATTTCTCCTCGCTCCAATCTTCCGATTGCATTTCTATCTAGGTCGCAGCACTCAGATAAAGCGCACATTTTCAACCCATTTCTCTCCCTCAGCCTCCTCAGCCTCTCCGGGAACTCGTTCAAGGGCTATCCCTCCTCGCCCTGGGAGTATAGATTCGATTGGCAGTGCTCTTCTCAGCTTTCCGCACATCACCCAGGAGTCGTTCAAGGCTTTTGATTGTTGGGCGGTTTTGGTCTATCCAATCAAGCACCGGGGCCGTCTCACTCATAGTGTCTTTTGCAGCCCGTCTTTTCTGGCGAACTCCTCTCAGCTCCTTCGATAGACGAGCAAAGTCGTGATAGTCATGATCCTGAAGCTCCAAGCTATGTAGGATATCCTGAGTCTCATTATTTGCTTCCTGCTCGTTCACTTCGGACATATGGTATCGTTGCTCGGTTTCTCGTAGATAGGAGAGAAATGTTTCTATTCCTTGGCTGGTCAAAGGCTATCCCTCCTCACGCTGTCCGCCCTCCCCGTCGTGGATGGAGCTCTCCATCTCAATCAAAAACGCCGCGTTTGTAGCCAAATGCCACAGGTGAGGCAGGCCGCTTTCCTGATCGCACTTCTCACCCTTGAGATAGGCCAGCCAGTGCCGGTAGAGTGCGTCCCTGTAACGCTGCGGCTCCACTTGCCGCCAGTTCTCAGGATCATGGTACTTTTCGTTTCCGTACATGCGGACCGCTGTCACAGCATCGATCAGGCTGACGGGAGTGAGCGTAGGGCGAGGCTTTCCTGCGTCAGCTTTGACCTGCTGGTCCTTGTTTGCATCTTTTGGGTCCTGAAATCCACAAACTGGACATTCAGAATTAGGAAATTTATTGGGGTTTTCTTCTTCATGTGCGCAAATTGGACAAATCCATGAATCCCCATTATCTATCCAGTGCTTACTCATTCCGCACCTCCGATGATTTCGTAAAGTGTAACGACCATCTCATTTTTCAGCGATGGGAATGCGTCTTTGCGAAGATAGATGATCTTCCCGTCAACTTTCATTGTTACCATATCGGCAACTTTTCTTAATTCTGCGGGGCCAACCACTTCAAGCAGGTTCTTCACTATCTCCACCTCCTGCTCCGTCCAGCGGGGCTTGCGGATGATGCGGTCTGGGTGGTTGATGAGTTCGCACACTCGATCAGCGTCCATCAGCGTACCCATGTTCGTTCGTATGGTTCCAAACGAATCTATATAGGCGTCTTTATATGGGCCAGCGTCAAACCTCTCTCCTTTCTCAACCCCCAGCACCTCACAAATTCTCGGTTTGTCCATGTTGGCCTCCTCCTTATGTTTTGCCGTATCAGGCATATCATCCTCCGCCACATAGCCGAGCCATAGTTCACTGCTCATGGTTAGCCTCCTTCCTTTCCCACTCTCTGCACCGCTGATCCGGCTCCGTGAAGTCGGCGCGGTGCGGGGAATCCCCGTTACAGCACACGCCCTGGAAGTCCTCGTACCATGCGCAGGTGGCGCAGCACTTAGTCATGGGTGGCCTCCCTTTGCTCTCCATAACTGCAAAAATTATCATCAAACCAACCTGTTTGCTTGTGCTTCGTGCAATAATCAATTGGTTTGTGATACTTGCACTCCCTGCACCTGACCACAGGCACGGCGGAGATGGTGGGTGTGTTCTCAATGCAATCCTCAATCATATCCGCCACTTCATAGGACATGAGCGTGTCACCCATGTAGTTGCTCTTGTGCGTATCCTCATTGACACAGGGATAATAGTTTAACAGCAATCTCCTTGCGACTTCTAAATCACCCAGCCTCATGCTTGTCCTCCTTGTCCCACTTCCAAACAAATCCATACGCCGACTTTCTTTTCCCGTTGCAGTTTGCAGTTATATTCCTAACTTTAGACAGGTCTCCTTCTGTCGCCTCCGCAATCGAGGAATATCTCTTTATTTCTGCTCCATCTTTATTGCATTTGATAACTGGTTTTCTGTTTTTGCTTGGAATTCCCTTACAGGTGGAAACATGCGTTTTATAATATGCTGACACAGAACGTGCGATTTTTTCCTTATGCTCTTTTGCGAGAGGAATCCCTTTCCTCTTTTTCGCCATCCTAATTAGCCCAGTTCCGTAATTCGTATTATACTTTTGTGTGCACCATTCAAGGTTCTCAATCAAATTATTTGTGCCGTCTTCATCTTTATGGTTTATGATCGGAAGCCCTTCTGGATTCGGAATAAACGCTTCGGCAACAAGCCGATGAATATATTTTGTGTGATATTGTCCTTCTTTCCAAAGGCGAACAACTTTGTAGACTGTCCCTGTGGTTCTTTTGAGCGTTGGCTTTAATATAGCCCCTTTGTTATTCCGCACCTGCCCCAGTGTTGAAATATCATATTTCCCTTCAAATCCGATTACTGGGCTCCATCTCACCTCCGCAACGTCGGCGGTGGGCATCGCCATAACAAGCCTAAACAGTTCTTTGGTGGTAGGCTCTGTTTCAGGCAACAAATCGCTTTGGAAAAAGGTTGCGCCCTTTCTTGATTTCGCCAGTTTGCTTTTCGCCAGGCATAAATCCATATAAGCCTTGCTGATAGCTTCCCTCTCGATGTACTCCTTCATTCAAAATTCTCCCCTATATAGGCAATAATTTCAGCCAACATTGTCATAAGTTCTACCTTGGAGATATTATTTTGACTCTGGTGGTAACAAATATCTTCATAAATTGATTGTTTTGGACAATCTCCAAATGTACTCATTCTAGCTCCCTCCGTAGTGCGGCCTCTGCCGGGCACATACAACATGGTTTCCCATCACCACTTGACGGAGGATTGAATCTGCAAAATGTACACGGTGAAATGCCCTCCTTGTCCGCCTGGGCCAGTTCGCGGAGGCGGTCAAGCCCCGTTGCCCCAATCTGGCGGATCATTTCTGTCAGATCTTCTCTGGCTCGTTCCGCCTGCTCCAGAGCGTGGGCCATGGCGGAATAGTCGCAAGGCTCCAGGCCCGTGTCCTCGTAGGCGGCGAGGCGGTCAACATCGTCACCCCGGAATTTCTCTGGAGTTCCCTCATCACTGTAAATGCCATCCCCAACAAGATAATAGCCGCGTTCATCTTTCTGTGTTGCGCGTTCCATGTCAGACCTCCTCGTGCCAATTTTGTAATGCATGTTTTAGGGTCTCATTCTCCCGATTCACCTGCTCCAGCTCGATCAGAACTTTCATGTATGCCCGTTCTGCATTTTCATAGAGGTGTTGCCTATTGTCTGCGCTCCTCCTTTGCCGCTCTACTTCGTCCCGCAGCTTCTCGTTTTCGGCCTGGAGTGTGGAGAGGGCGGTGGCGGCATCTTCTAAAAGGGGTGCGTCCGGGTCCTCAAGATCCTGCCATGATGGGGATCTAAGGCTGACGATCAGCTTTTCAATGTCCATCATGGTTCCTCCTCTCCCTCCGGCGGGCGGCGATAAAAGTTCCCCAAAAGATTTTCCACTTTGTGCGGCTCGCTTCCAAAAGCCAAAACTGACCCTCTACGCACCAATACCCAACACGGAATATAATCCCACCAGACAGGGGTTGATTGCTCCATCTCCCGCAGCTGCTCCAGCGTTAATGCTCTATTATCAGACATATCGAAACACCATCCCTCCAGTATGTTTATATCTTCCTCTGCACACTTTTGCGATTGAGGTGTCAAGTAATCCCAATTTTCTTGCGGCAAACGATGCTGACGGATAAACCTCTCCGTTTGTTATGCAGTATACTTTTTTAATCCCAAAATACGGAATATCAAGACCCGTATAAACCGCATGAAGTTTATTGCCCTTTGAGGTCACCCATTCAAGATTGTCTGCACTGTTGTTGTGCTTGTTTCCGTCAATGTGATTGACAAAATTGCACCCTTCTTTTCTTTGGATAAAGTGTTCTGCGACTAACCTATGTACTGGGATCGCTTTTGCCTTGTTATCTTTTGAAAGCGATACCCGATAATAGTCACAGTTCTTATACTTAGAAGCCTTTGAAGGAGTTAATATTTTCCCGTTATTTCGTTTTTCATATCCAGAATTATAGTGAACCATTCTTGGAAGAGAGTGAACTCTTCCTTTATTGCTGACCTCATACAGCCCTTCATATCCCACGATTGGCTTCCAAATCTCACCGTTCACTATTTTCATCTCCTTTTCTCGTCAGCGGCTCGTTCGGCGGGGTGAGGGTGGGATCTCCCTCCAATGCAGAAATCAGCATATCAATGATTTGAGCCGCTTGATGATATGTGTCAGTTTGCTTCCATGCGTCAGCGGCTTTCTTTGCCAACCGAATAGTTTCATTGTTCCGGTCCATCTTTCAGCGCCTCCTTAACCATGCGTGGCCTTCCCTTTGTGGGGATTGCTCATGCGCGGAATCATGACCTCTGCATTTACAAGCAAACGGTTATGAGTGATAGTGTCTGTATTAGGGTCATAGGAAAAATTTTTCATACTCCACCGCTGGATTTCCTTGAAAAATGGATAATCTACCACGATATCCTGACCAATCAGGGCAATAAATTCAGGCCTGGTCATCTTTCAGTGCCTCCCATCTCTCCATCACCATCTCCTCGGCCACGTCCGTCATGGGAGCCATACAGAACGGACAAAATCTATACTTTTGAAACTCATAGGAATGAATCTCGAAACTTTCGCCGCAAGAACTACAATAGAATACCGCTGGCCCCTTATTGATATCCTGAACCCATTCACCCGCCATCCTCTCCACCTGCTCCCGGCTGACGGGGCGGAGGGCGGTGAGGGCCAGCGTAAATGCGTCCCTGATTACCGATTTTCCAGGATACATCTCCCTGGCTGTCATCAGTATCTCAACCGCTTCTTCCCGTGTCATTTCATCCCCTCCATCATCTCCATCTCCTCCGCGCTCAGGATCGGCGCGCGGGTGTTCCAGGCGAGGCGGGCCTTTTTCTTGGTTCCATAATCAGCAGTTTTACAATAGCAGTCCTCGCAAAAAACGTACTTATAAGTTCTTTGATATGAAGACCGCCCAAATAAACAGGCAGATTCCCGTTCAGAAATATTGTTCCCCCCGCAGAACGGACACGCCACCAGCACCCCCGCATCCGTCAGCCGCCTGGCGGCCTCGTGGTCGCCCAGGAGGGCAGCCCGAACGTCCTCGATCATGCTGTTTTCTCCTTTCGTTTTCTACGCTGATTCAAAAGCTCGAACCGATATCCTCTGGGGTCTAGCACACCATGGTATAGCCTCCTGTCCATAGCAGAGATAGACAAGCTGTTCTTCCTGGCCGCATCGGTGACGCTTGGATATATCACTTCATTCCCGTGCAGGTCCAGGCGAATAACGGGCCTTTTATGGGGCCGTCCATGATATTTTCGCCCAGCCTGTCCTGGTTTGACCGCAACAAGATTTCTCAGCTCACAGTCCAGCTTGACGCCGTTTCGGTGTGTTATATGTAGTCCATCCCGCTTTGCCCGGCCTTCCCAAAAGGCATCATCCATTAGCCGCACAAGAGCCGCCTTGTACTGTTTCCCTTCCACTGTCCGCAGGTAGACCACCGCCCGGTTTCCGCTGATTCTTGCCCTGATATCGATCCACTGTTTTCCGTCCCACTTCTGGACCTGGGCCTCCTCGTTAATGCGGTAAGGGTATTGATAGCCATCGATTTTTCTCCAGGTCATACACTCACTCCCTCCAGCCTGGCACCGGAGAAAAGCTGCGGCTCCAGGAGCACCCTCCGCATGCTTTCTGACAGGTCCAACATGGATTTTCATGCATGTCTTACCATCCCATCCAGAACATCCGATAACATGTCAGCTGCCTCAAGGGTCCGCTCTTTCCTGTAGCGGTTTTGGGCGGCTTCGATATTTTTGCGGAGATCTGCGTACCACCTTGCCAGCCTTTCGGTGCCCTCCGCCATTCTTTTTCTCCGGTCGTACTCATAGATCATGGCTCCTCTCTTTGCCATTTCCTGCTCAGCAGTGATCGTTCTTAGACGGCGGCGCTCTTTAAGTGCTTCTAGACCCTCGCTTAGAACCGTATCTTCCAGCGAGATCAATTCGTTTGTATCTGCTCTCATCTTCTATTTCCACACTCCAGCTTCTATCAACGTTGCCCTCCATTCCGGAAGGGACATTCCGCGCTCCAATGCCTCTCGCATCGTTGGAAGGCCGCGCCTTTGCAGGTCCTCGTGCCACTGTTCCTGCCACCTGATTGACTGTTCCAGGCACCTTCTCTCCCATTCGCTCGGCGGCCGGGGCCTCCCCATTTTAGACCCTCCATCGGCCCTTGGGAGATATTCAGCGATTTCTGATTGGTCTGGCATGAACTTCTTTTCCCTGGACCTCCTGATCACTGCATCCCTGACCTGCTCATAACTCCACGGCTTAAACACTTCATGCCAGATGGCGACCGTCACCTTATCTCTTGACTTTTTCCTCCCTTGGTAAAGATGCTCCAGTAGATTGAACAACTTTTCAACATCGTTGTATTCCATCAGTTTTTTTCTCCTAAATGGGTGGGGCGGGCAGTTCTTGAGGCGATTTCTCTTCTTCTATCGATAGATTTCCGGTAGAACGCCCCCCGTTAGAAGTAGGGACTATAGGTTTTAGAGTGCTACCTATCCTATTCCTATACCTATCCTATCCTATGTGTCATTTGCAGCACGCAAATGGGCATTTGCAAGCGACAAATGGCGGTCACCGCTCATTTTTGGGTATGAAAACCAGACCGGCGCTCTCGTCGGCATCCAAAAGCCAATAATCGGCTATGACAGACTTTACCCTCCGACGCCTCAGCGCCGGGACAAAGCTCCGCTGAATACCCCTGCTCGTAAGTATTCCGTGCCCCTCGTACAGCATGCGGTCAAACAAGCCAATACGCAAGCACAGCCCG